CTGTCGGCTCGCCAGTGCTGCGGCAATGGCGCGGCGCTGCTTGAGTTCCTCATAATTCAGGCCGGTACCGCCGCCGAAGATGAACCCGTTATCTGTGAGTGCCATGTCACGCCGCCCTCAAAATGCTGCCCATGACCGCGCCGGTATCGATGTGCTTGCGACCGGCGATGGTCCGCACCGCACGCTTGTCGATCTTCTCGACGTCCTGCGCCATCGGGCCGACACGGCGCTCGCTCGTCGGGTCTTTCTTGTAGCTGTACTCGTAGATCGGCAATTCCTTCGCTTCGCCTTCCGGGTTGGCGGCAAATACGGTGGCGAGCGGAACGACGTTCTCCTTCTCGCGGACATCCGACATCATCATCATCCCCATACCACCCTTGAGCAGACCGCCAGCGAGACCGAAAAGACCACCCATCTGCGCGTTGTAGTTCGCGCTCTCCTGCTTGTAGATGTCCATGTCCTGCGAGAAGCGGGTGTTGATCAGGCCCGCGACGTCGGTGGTCGGTATCTGGTTGTTCGGCGTGTTGACGAAGTTCGGATTGTTGATCTGCGAGCCGGAAAGCAGCGAACTGATCTCGTTGATCGGCTGATTGCGAAGAGCGTACTGCTCGTTCATGTACTGGTTGCGCGCCATATTCTGCGCGTTGAACGCTGTCTGCTGCTGCGCCAGTTGCTGCGCGAGACCGGCGTTGGCGAACTCACCGCGCGCCGCCTGCTGCTGGAATGTGTCGCGCTGCGCGGCATTGGCGAAGGTGCCGCTCTGAAGGAGTTCCTGATACTGCTGCTGCTGCGCGGCGTTCTCGAACCCGGCCTTCTGCGCAGCCATATCCATCATGCGCTGCTGCTCTTGGCCCGCTTGCGCGGTGACACCCAAGCGCAGATCGTTGGCTTGGCGATTGTAGTCGTCCATCGCCGCCGTGTAGGCCTTCGAACCATAACGAATGCCTTGGTCCTGTAGCCGCTGCTCGATGTTGGAGCGCTCGCGACTTAGCTGCGGGTTAAGACGACCGTACAAGGCCTCCTCAACGCGGCCACGGTCTGAACTGAAGTCGTCGGCGGGACCATAGGTTCTGGTGATCGCGCCAGCATCTCCCAGCGTCGATTGCTGCTGGCCCGCATCGCCGAATGTGGTCGCCGCACCCGGCACGCCGCTGATCCTGCTTGGGTCCGCCGCATCCGGCGCACCCGACAGGTCAATGCTCTGACCCAAATGTTCAGACAGTCGCGCCGACTGCGCGTTTGCCATGCCAGCCAAGTTGAACTTGGCGGCTTGGTTCTGATCCTCGATGGCTTGGCTCTGCGGCGACCTGATCTGCGTCGCACTGAACCTCGGTATCTGGACGTTCAGTCCAGTGTACGGATCATTCCAAGTGTAGTTGTCGGTTACGTCGTAACGGAGTTCGCCCTCCGGCGTCATCTGATTGGTGTTGTTCAGAAACGCATTGGCGATCGACGTCGCGACGTTGGTGGACGTCGAGGCTCGCGCTGTATCGACCGGACTAGGTGCCGGAGGCGGTGAGGGTGAACTCTTGCCCATGATCTAGTACCTGAGTTGGCTCCCGCCCGGCGGCTGCATCTGCGAGCCGGGCTGCTCGATCGGCAATGGCTGTCCCACGAGGTTCGGCGTCTTTGGCATTGGACCTTGGGGCAACCCGGCTCGACCCATGCCCGGCATGCCCGGCATCGATTGCGGCGGCGCCCCCGGCGCCTGCGGACCTTGCACGCCGCCTCCCAGCGGCTGGCTCTGGACCGGCGATGGCCCTGTCGGCGCATAGCCCTGCTGCGGCGGAGGCATCCCGGTCATGGCACCGCCACCTGCTGGCGGCACGATCGGGCCAGTCACCGACGGCGCCGTTGTCGCGCCGTACTGCATGTCCGCTCCCGGCATGCCGGTAGGCGGCGGCGGGTTGGCGATGCCCATCAGCGCAGCGACGATGTTGTTGCGCTGCGAATTGATCATGTTGGGGTCTGAATAATTTGGCATCTACGCGGCCTCCTCCAGCCCAGCATCGATCTCGTGATGTCTGAACCTTTTGTTGAAGCGATTACCGGCCCAAGCCTCTTGCGTCAGCAGACACAGCACGCCGTCCTTGCCGCGCCCAAACATCCTCGGCACCTTGATGAAGGTGTAGTCGTAGACCGCAAGCTGACGCAGCAGCCGCTCGTTCTCGATCGGCGTGCGCTGCACGAGCATCTGCACCCCGCACTGCACGAACGGATAGCGGTACATGCGCTCGATGGTGCCGCGCATCAGCCAGTGCGGGTCGATGGCGGCGCCGCTCATCTCGATCAGCCCAGCGTCGGGGTCGTAGTTGTGATAAACCAGCCCGCCGATAAGGATGCCGTCCTCGTTGATCACGCCGATCGTCGCGAAGTTGCCACCGAAGCCGTTTCGGTTATGCGGGATCATCTGGGCGACGAAGTCGCCGACGATCTTGTCTTGCCCGTAGACGTAACGAAGCATCAGAACCCGCTATATCCGCTGTAAGCGAAACTTGGAGTACGAACTCTCAGCCAATCTTCTTCGTCACTGAGCGGTTCCGGCTCCCCTCTGCCCCTGAGTGGTATTGGCGCCGGAGCAGGCTGACCCTGTGCCGTAGCGTTCGCCGCCAGCCTCGCGGCGATGGCAGCGCGGCGAGCCTCCAAGTCATAAGGCCTGCCTCCCTGTGCTGCCGCGCGAAGAGCATCCGGGTCGATCATTCCACGCGGGTCACCGTAGGTCTGCGTCATTGGAAGCGGCCCGCCATAGACGCCGTTGCCGCCGCTGTATGTCGTCGGTCGGTACTCTGCTGGCATGCGTGTCAAATCAAGTTCGGCGGACGACAGCCGGTGTCCCATGCTGCCCGGAGCGTAGTACTGCGCTACGGCGGCTTCCGACGGTGCGAAGCCTTTGATGTAAGCCGGTGCGAACATGCCGCCCAAAGCACCTTCGGGATTATAGGTCTCGAACAAACTACCCATCCCCGGAGAAGCCTGCTCTGCTGGTGGCGGCGGCGCGAACTCCGGCACAGGTGATGCTGGCATGATCACTCCTCAGACGTTTGCGCCAAGTTTTTCGTACATCGCAGCAATGGAAATCAGTTCGACGTTCGGCTTGCCCTGCTGCGCGACCGCGACCTGCACGATCGGCGCGTGCGAGAAGCCGGTCTCGCCGATCGACACCCAGCCGGTGTTGCGGACCACTGGCGTGACCAGCGCACTCTCCTGATCCCACAGCGCCTGATCCCACAGGCCCTGATCCCAGACGTCCGGCAAGCCGGGGTCTGCTGCTGGCACCGGCGGTGTCGGCAAGCGCAGGACGTAGTCCGTGCATGCCGCAAGTTGCGGCTGGAACGGTTCGCCGGACGACGATGTGAAAGTGGCGCGGGCCTGACGCCAGACCACCGACATCGGCGGGGTCTGAAACATCTCCCAGCCGCCGACCAGTATGGCGGTGTAGGGAAGGCCGTCATCAAAGCCGGTGCGGTCGGCTTGCATGATGACGCCGCCCTGCGTTCCGAAAAACAGACTGTTGCGCGAGTACAGGAAGCAGGTGGCATCGTAGCCGACGAACCGGCACCACGCATTGGTCTGCGTATTGACGACAAGGCAGTAGCGTTTGCTGACCGGCCCTCCCGGCGTCGTCACGAATGCGCCGCCGTACTGGTCCCACCTTTTCATCGTCCACGGCAGATTGTTTTTGTCGGCAACCTCGGCCCGCCACATCGGCTTGATGTTGCGCGTGAGCATTGCGAGTTCGAGTTGGTCGGCTGTCTTGGTGATCGCTTGCGACAGCGGCGCGATGCCATCCACGGTGGCGATCAGCAAATCACCGCCAATCGACATATGCGCGTTCATGCCCATCGGCTTGCTGACCTGATAGCGACCCTCTTGCCGCCAGTTCGCCGCGTCGCTCGGATTGCTGCCGGTGAAGATGATCGCCTCGCCTTCGCTGGTGTAGAACACGCACTTGTCGTCGGTGCCATCACCAGCGTCGATCGACCATGTGGCGCCAAACACCAGCTTGCCGCCCTTGTTGGCGGCGCCAGAAAGCGGAATGACCTGAAGAGCGCCCTGTATCGAGTTCACATCGAGGTACCAAGCATTCATGCTATCGGCCTCGATGAAGAACAGGCGGCTGCGATACTTCCAGACGTAGACGAGGTTCTCCCCGGCAGCGACCGGCGTACCGGCTGGTCCGGTGATCTGCCCGCCGTTGAGGACGGTCCACGCCGTGCCGTCGAAGCGCAGCGGCGGGTCGCCGCGATCGTTGACGGCGATCAGGAAGTCGCCACCGGCATTCGCCATCTGGGTGGCGGCGTAGTTGCCGGACGATTGTCCGTCCTTGACCAGTACCGGCACGCTTGTGGTTACGTCGTACAGCTTGGTGTCGTTAGCAGCGAACATCTTCTCGGTAGTGGCGCTCTTGTACTCAAAACCTGAAATGATCGGCAGTTGCTCAGGCAGGGCGCACCAGCGTGTGCAGCCACCGCGCAGCTTGACGCCGCGCATGGTCGGCACCCAGTTGTCGCAGATGATGGCGGCGCCCGGCTGCATGAAGGTGTAGTTCTCGCTCTGCACGATGCCGCGTGTCGGCGCCGGGATGATATACGGCGTCGAGCGTTGTGCCATCTGCGGCGGCACCGGCACCCTGCGAAATGCTTGGTGAAGGCTCATGGCGTCGGCGCCGGGAATGGATAAGCAGTGGCGGCGTTGGCGGAGATCGGTGTGCGACCAATGTAGATCGGCGCTGGCTGGTCAGTCCCCATCGCCATCGTGAGGGCGTCGCCGTACGTCCCCATGTCCTCGGTGTAAGGCGTGCCCTTGTACGCCTTCCACTGCCAGATCATGCCCAGCTTCAGCAGCCGGTCACCCAGCACGAAGCTGTCGCCGTCGGCCATGAAGGCGTCACCGGCGCCTCCGGCGGCGAGTGCGATGCAGTTCTTGTGCAGGTAGGCAAACGTCGCAGTCTGGCCGACCTTCAGCACAGGCTGGATGTGCATCTTCCCGCCCATGATCGTCCACTCGCCGCGACCATCGTAGTAACCCTGCGCCCGGCGCTGTATCCACTCGTCGGTGTCCACGATAAAGCGCATCGGAAACTGCGTCTGCGTGGAACGCCAGACGTTCGCCGTGAGCAGCATACGCTTGTAGTCTGCCGGAAGGTCGAATGCGGTCTTGATACCGTCGCCGGTCATGACCGCCATCACCTTCAGCACCGTCCACTCGCGGGTGTCGTACGAGATGCGCTGCGCCATCTCGTTGGCGAGCGAAA